AGGGCTTCCGGGTTGGTCTCGGTTTCGGACATTGGGTTCCTTCTCAGGGATTGCGGCGTCATCACGACGGCGCGGTGATCCGGGGTTGCCGGAATTGCTATGCGGCGCTGCTTACCTCACGCGGGAGCGGCGGCGGCTTCATGGCCTGGATGCGCTTGGTCTCGGCGTCGTAGGCTTTCACCTGAAGCTCCTGCGACTTAAGCTCGTACTGCGCCTTGAGTTGTTCGTTCTCCGTGGCGAGCGCCTGCATCTGCGACTGCATCTGCTGCATCATCGCCTGGACCTGCTCTTGCGGCGGCCCGGCTGGCGCACCCTCCGCACCCTCGCCGCGAAGCTGGGGCGGGAGCATCATCTCCATGCGCTCGGCAATCTCCTCCGCACCCGGCCAATCCAGGCTCTTGGCGAGAAGGTCGCCGATCAGCGGGGCCGCGTCGGGATAGGCGCGGATCAGTTCGATCATCTGCGTCGCAGCCTCTTCGCGCTGCGTCGAGAACGAAGGCCCGGCCTTGACCACGCAATCGTACTTGCCCGCGCCGAGGTCGTAGATTTTGCTGATCTCCTGGACCTGCCCGGTCTCAGGGTCCTTGACTTGCTCCGTCACCGGCTCGTTGACCTTCGCCATGTCGGGCGTGCCGTCGATGCCAAGCACACGAACCACGCGCGGGACCGAATAGACCTGCGGAATGAGGTCGATCAGCACCCGGCCCGCGTGACGGATGGCGCGGGACAGGTTGTCGATAAAGTGGAACGTCGAAACGTCGCTTTCGAGCTGCCGCTGGCGGATCGCAACGCCGCTGGTCTCGTTGGACCGCGCGCCCACACCCGCGTCGAAGATGCCGACCGTGGCCTTGATGTCGTCGGCGGCGTTCAGGGCCTCCTGTACCGCGCCAGCCGGGACGCCCGCGAAGGCTTGCCGTTGGGGCGGTGTGCCGCCGTCGTACTCAATGAACGCATGGCTTTGCGTGTTGGCCGACGCCCACTTGCCCGCATCGGTTACGAACGCGCCCTTGGGGCCAATGAACGGGGCCTTGGGGGCAAGCGCGACCAGCTCCGTCGCCGCCGTGCGCCAATAGTTAAACATCCGCTGGGCGTCCATCGCGCCTTGCGTCAGCGAGCGCCAGTAACGCTTGCCGCGATAGTTCACTTCCGTGCCATAGACCGGGATGATCGGAATGTATTTCCCCGCCCACTCGACCTTGGACAGTTCCTCCGCGCCGGACATGAGGCGCTGCACCACCTTGTGAGACTTCACGTCCCGCTCGGCGGTCACCTCAAGCCCGATGGCGTCGAATAGCTCCTTCTGCGCGGCGTAGTCGGCGGCATCCATGACCGTGCCGTCAGACAGAAGCACAATCGACCGCTTGACCTCTTCGCGCTTCCACCACTCCGCAATCATCACCTGATCGCCGTCGCGCCAGGGCGAGCCCACATCGCGCCATGCGTCGTCTTCCCAATCGACCGGATCGGCGCCCTTGAAGCGCTTTTCAAACTCGGCCTTCGAGATGTTGTCCGTAACGAACGCGACGTTCCAATCGCTCGAATCCGCCGCCGTGGAGTCGCAGTCGCCGTACACGCTGAGCGCGTTAGCGATGCGCTCGATCACGATGTCCTGTTCGAACGTGTCATCGGACGTGTAGGCGGTGTTGATGCGGAAGTAACCGAACCCACCGAACACGGCCTGCTCAAGCGCGGTGTCGTAGGCAACCTCGGCGTTGGACGATGCTTCGATGTTGCGGATCAGGCCGCTGAAGATTTCCGCCGTCTCAGGGTCGGCGTTGTCATCCGAGGGGCTGACGATGATGCCCGGCTTGTTCTGGCGGGCGTCGTTGACAACCTGCCGGCCAAGCACGGCCAGGCGGTTAACGGTGAGGCAAGGGCGCCCGTCTAGTTCACGCTGGCGGCGCACGGCCTCAGGCCATTGCTCCTCCATCATCGCAAAGGCGATGTTCGTGTCGAACTGTTGGCGGGCCTGTGACTCATACTCTGCGATATGGTCGAAGGCTTCGCGGGCTTCCTTGATCTCGTCCATCAACCCATCCAGCCTCCCGCCCCGACGTAGTTCTGCTTCGGCTTCCGCGCGATCAGCGGTTCTTCATACGCCACCGCCAGAAGCCCAAAGGCGTCCGCGCCGTGTGATGACCAATCGTGCTCAGGCCCGAGGCCAATCTCGCGCTTGTCGTCGCGGCGTTCGTGGTACGCGCCCAACACCTCAAGCCCGTCCGCCGTCGTCGCTTCGTTGAACCACATTCGCGGGAACAACCGCCGCCCGGCATCAATCCGAAGCATGGCCGCCGATGGCCCCTGGTTGCGGATCACCTCAACGTCGAACCCGGCTTCCCGCGCCTGGTCCTCGTAGCTCTTGCCGTTGTGGTTCTCAGGACCGACTCTTGAACCGTCGTGAGGCAGATAGACCATGCAGCCGCGATAGCCGCGCTGGCGTAGCTCCTCGAAGTAGTAGCTAGGCGGCTGGCCCGAGCCTTCGATGTAGTCCAGCAGGGTGATCTTCTGACCCACCCATTGGGCCACCCAGATCGCCGTGTGGTCGCGCCGGCCGAGGTCCCAGAAGGTTCGGATCGCCATGTTCGGATCGCGGGCCACGAAGCCGATGCGGTTTTCCTTCCGCGCCTCGGTCAGGCTTGCCGCGTAGTAAGCGCCCTCGGTCACCTTGGCGTAACCGCCTTCCCAAATGTGGTCGTATTGGTCGGGCCGGGCGGCTTGATCGTCCAGCCGCTCGCGCTCCAGCTCAACCGGGAACCACGGATTGTCCGACCAGTTGGCCCTGACCACTTGGGCGCCGGTCGGCAAATGCTCGCCCCTCAGAAGCGTATCAACCGGGTCGGTCTTGCGGTTCGGGTTCCATGAAAACCAAAGCTCCGAAGCCTTGGCGCGGATCGTCGGGCGGAGAAGCGTCAGGCTTCGCGCGCTCAGGCTTTGGGCCTCTTCAACCCAGGCCCGCTGAAACCCCTCCAGCGACTTGATGCTTTCCGCCGTGTGGTCCTGCATCCCGACGAACGTGATCAACCCACCGCCGGGCGTTTCGATCCGGTCGTTGAGAACCCGGAAGCCGTCCGCCTCACCTAAACCGTAGTCCGATAGCTTCTGTTCGATCAGGCGCTTCGAGCTTTGCGCCAGAGACTTCTGCACCTCACGAACACACACGCTGAGAGCGCCGCGCTGCGCCAGGTGTTCCTCGACCATGAGGCCCGCGAAGAAGTGCGACTTGCCCGATCCGCGACCACCCCAGGCGCCTTTGTAGCGAGCGGCGTCCAGCAGCGGGACGAAGACGCGCGCCGTGGGGATGTCAAGACTTCGGATCGACAACGGTACGCGTCAGCTTCTCGATTGCGAGGGCTCCCGAGTGTTCGGTCTCGGTCTTGTCGCGCCACTCAGCGGGCTTGCGGTTCTTCAGCCAGTTGAACGCCGCACCGGAATCCGGCGGGACGTGCTCGGTGTAGCCCGCGTAAACCGGAGCCGAGGCGTTGGCCGGCATGAAGATTTTGACCGCCGGGTAGTTGTAGCCGACGGCTCGATTGTAGAGGGATCGCTCAACGCGGGCGTCGGCGGCTTCCTTCCCGCATGTGACCGCCTGACAAAACTCCTCGTGAATATGCTTCCAGCGATAGATCGTCCGAACGTCCACGTCGAAGAAGTCCGCCAACTCCATATCGGTCGCCCCAAGCTGGCAAAGCTTTCGGGCCTGTTCTGGAAAGGCGTCGTCGTAGTCGGTTGGGCGGCCTTGCTTCGGGGCTTCGTCTGTCATGTGAGCCCCTAGTTAACCGTCGCCCCTTGGCGCTCGCGTGCGGAAGCCTGCGGGTCGATGTGTCTGCGTTGGCGCGGAGCGGTCGTAAGCCTTGCACGCGGCCTTGCTGGTCGAGCGCAGTTCCCAAAGGCGCGACTTGGTTCCGGTGTCGTCGGCGTCCCGCATTTCGTGGGTTGAGCCGAAGCCCAGGATGACGGGGAATTCAGGCCAGTAGTCCGAGCGGTTAGGCATCGGGGCCTCTGAGCGTTTGGGGTGTGTGGAAGTCGCCCGGCGCGGACGCGCTGCGGGCTTTAGGGTTTTGTTGTGTTGTTCGGGGGCGGTGTCAAGGGGCCACATATCGCAAGCGGCGTGGCGGTCCAGTTACTGCCCGGCACCCAAAACTTGTCGTTCTCGTATTGCGCCACTACCCATCCCTTCGCCGTCTCCACCCAATAAAAGCCGCCCTCCACCATGCGGACGGTCGGCGGATTGCTCACAGCGGGATAATCCTTGGACGGTCTCCAACCCTCGCTCATTCCGGCACTCCATCCGGCGGCAGGCATCCGTTGAGGAACATGGCAACCGCCACGGTGATAGGTCCGCTGATCGGGGTCTTGCCGCGCTCGTAGTCACGGATTGAATCGCCGGGGCGCTTGCCGCCTAGGCGTAGGGCGCGGCCTAGCTCTGAGGCCATGAGGGGGCGGCCCTTGCCCCACATGTGGCCTAGGGTGTGGCGGGCGTTGTAGAGTTGGAGGGGGGTCATCTAGAAATCGCCATCCGTGTGGGAGAAGCCGCCGTCATAGTAGACGGCCTGTCCAGTCTGCGTGACGCGCGCCGTGTCGGCAGCGACAACGCACCGGATCACATAGGCCGAACCGTGCTGGCGGCTGATCTTGCGGGCCATCGCCTTGGCGTCATCGAGGCGCATCGGATCGGACACGATGGGCTGGTCGGGCGCGTCCTTGGCGGCGTAGTCAACAACGTAGTGGGTCATCTGTCTGTCTCCAGCGGGGAGGTTCCCCTACGCCTTCAGCCTCCGAACGCTGGGCGCCGGAGGCTTTGGGGGGTTATGGTGGGGGGGGTTAGGCCCGCTTGACCGGGCGAACCATGAAGCGGTGCTTATCGGGCGGGACGCTGGCCTTGGCGTTGGTCTTGGAAACGCCGGTCACCATGACCACGCCGGAGGTTATGTGGACCACTTCGTATTTCTGGGTGCTTTTGCGGGTCATTTGTCTGTCTCCAGTGGGGCGCTGCCCCGTTGATGAAAGAGATATACAGGCTCAATCCGCATCTTTCAAGCCCCGCCGGTACTGAAAGCGCATTTTTTCCGTACTCAGGCCGCACGCCTCACACCCGCCCGCATCAATTCGAGCGCGGCGATCAGGTTTGTCTGCACGACGAGCGCCGCCTTCTCGGTCCCCCCTGCGAACTGGCGCGGCGTGAGACCTATGCCCGCAATCGCCACCAGAGCGCCCCACAGGGCCGGCACGGCTTCGATGTGGCCGGACATAGCCCGGAGTCTGCGTTGCGCCACCACGCGGGCTTGTGCGGCGACCAGGGCCGATCCTGTAGGGTCTCCGCTTCCGCCGATGCTGTCGTTGATGCATGACCGAAGCGGCGGGTCTCCGTAGGCTTGGCGGTAGAGGTCTCCCCATGCCTCGCCGATCTGGGCAAGCTCGGTGGACAGCACCTTGCGGCTTTTCAGGTACTCTAAGCCGTTCAACCGACGAACCGGCTTGGCGCGCTCCCCTGGTCGTTGCTTCGGACGTTCGAACGCTTCTCCGCGTCCCTCGGCAAGCGCGACGGTTTCGTCAACTCCGGTTGACACCTCCAGAGCCTCGGCCTTGGCGCGCTCCCGTTCGGCGGCTCGGACGTTGGCTTGCCGCACCTTCGCCGCGTGGGCCAGGGCGATGGATTGGAGCGCGCGGGCTTTGGCTGTGCGGCGGGCGGGCATGGTTAGGCCTCGCTGGCGGGTTGTTTGGCGTAGTCGAGGAGGTGGTCACGCATCTTGTCGGTAATCTCAATGACCAGCGCCGGGGGGTCAGCGCCTTTCGCGCCCGGGAACACCCCCTCGATCTCCGCTCTCAGTGCGGCGAAGGCTTCACGGATGCGGGTGTCTGCGTTGCGGTAGTGTTCGGTCATGCTGGTTCCTTTCGTTGGGCAATAGTCCGCTTTCCGCGACCTCCCCTAGCTACTGCCAGGACGCGGTTGGGAGCCTGTTCTGCCACTACCGTATAACCTAACTGCCTCAATTTCACCGGAAGAGGCCAAGTCCGTCCCGCTTGATAACGCTCAAGCCGCGTAGGGGGTCGATGGTTAGGTTGTCCCTCAGGATACAGGTCCAGTCGGGGGCTCGGAAGTCCCGCATTTAATTGCGAGCAAAGTTCGCCCGGTAGTCCTTGACGGTCTTGGGAAAGGGGACCGACAGCCTGGGGCGAGACATCACCAAAAGGCGTTGCGGGGCTACTGTCCATGGGTTATGTTATAACCCTTGCTAGATGGACGGCGCCGTGAACGCCTTTCAGGGGCCCGGGGCTCTCGCCAGAGACCGGGCCCTAACCATTTGTGCTTCATGTTGTCGCGCGTCG